GGCGTTTATCAAGAGGGCGACCCGCGCACCATGGGCCGCGATAGGTTCGTGCGCGTCGGGACATATGGCGATCCCGCCGCCGTGCCGTCCGAAGTGTGGGACGAATTACTAGCAGAAGCGGACACTTGGACAGCCTACACACACCAGAAACCTTGGCGTCCAGATATCGCAATGCAAAGCGCGGACAGCCACAGCGAAGCAATCGCACATTGGAAAGCCGGACGCCGGACATTCCGAGTAATCGCGGATCTTGGCGACATCGACAAAACAAACGAGGCACTATGCCCAGCGTCAAAAGAAGCTGGACGCCGCGTCCAATGCACCGCTTGCAAACTTTGCAAGGGATCCAGCCTAGCAAAATCAATCGCGATAGTAGAACACTAAAGACCAGGGGGCCACGGCCCCCTTTTTTTATTCGCCCACCGCTCGGAGCCCACGGTTAGGGCGCAACAAACCAGTTAAAACAGGGCGCAGGGCGCAGAACAAGTCAGGAACAGAGCCAACGCGCAGGGCGCAGGGCGCAAGACACCCCTGATCTCGGACCTCGGGCCCCTGATTTCCCCCAAATAAAAGTATCTCTTGGGTAGAGGCCCTCTTTACTAAGTAAAAATTTAGACCACCTCGGGCCCAATATGCCATATTCCAAGCAACTTGGTGAGGAGAGATATTTACCTTATTGGATTTTGCTACCTTCAATTCCATCCAGAAGGGTATGCTGTCCCATACGATATGGACATCAGGTACACCTCCGCCGTGCTTGTTTTCAATCCTCGTTGCGAAGCACTTCTTCGGTAGGTTCGTCCTGATCGATTGCCAAAAGTTCGCCTCTGGTCCCTTGCTCATCTGGTGTAATATCCTTTGCTGTTCCTTCGATCACAAACGCTTGCGGATATTGCTTCTGCAATGCAGCCAGTCTGGCAGTGATTTCATCTCGCGACATCTGATCAATGGTGTTGATGTTTTCTCTTCGATCAACGGTCAAACCACCCAAAGCAGAGCGGATCTTTTCGGCATTGATAGCAGCAGAAAATTGTCCTGCATCTTCTGCACCAAGCGAAAGTTTATGTAGACGTTCAAGCTGTCCGATGGTTGTCACACCATACCGCCGTTCTCTTTCTTCTCGAAGTTCTTGTATGTATTCCAGAACGTGAGGGTAATCACGACCATTCAAAAGTTTGGATGCCGATACGTTAGCAGCTTCAGCAGAGAACCCTGCCTTCCTCGCACATTCAGCATTCGAGTAGATGCCTTCGACTACATGTCGAGCAAAGGTTCTTTGTCGGTTGGTCAGTTGGCGACCGTGTTGTTGTTCAATCTTCTTCTCAAGGGATGCCATGTCTGCCTCGTTGTGTTCTAACCACAAGTTAAACCAAGGGCAAAAAGTTTTCAATAGATTGGATGAGCTATGCATTTGCAAAGGGGGCCATGCACCCAGTGCAACTCTACTATAGGGAATTTTTCCACAAAAGTGTAATCACTGTAATCATTTTGTAATCACTTCAGGGCAGTTTTTCCAATGTTTTCAATGGGTGATTACACTGATTACGGTGAATACACCAGATTTGGATTGAAAAAAATATTTTTTCAAAAAATCTAGCTCAGACTGTATATATGTAATCTTTGTATTTTGGCCCCCCACTTGACAAAAGGACCGAGACCCATTAACTTACAAGCTATCAACAAGTAAAGAAGGAAAGATCTATGAAAGTATTAATTGGTTGCGAGACATCAGGCACGGTGCGTGATGCGTTTTTGAGAATGGGCCATGATGCGTGGTCCTGTGATATTTTACCTGCGGACACTCCGACTAATCGTCACATACAGGATGACATTCGGAACGTGATGCGTGGTGACTGGGATTTATTGGCAGTGATGCATCCGCCTTGCACGAGGTTGTGCAACAGTGGTGTGCGTTGGTTGCACAAGGCTCCGCCCAATCGGACGTTGGAGGAGATGTGGCGTGAGTTGGATGAGGGTGCTGCATTGTTTTCTGATGTGTGGAACGTGGAGCATATACCGATGGTTGCGGTTGAGAATCCTGTGATGCACAAGCATGCGAAGGTTCGGATCAAGAACTATGAGCCGTTTGCTCAGAGCATACAGCCTTGGGAGTTTGCGGAGGCTGACGACAGTGAGGACAATGTGAAGAAGCGGACCTGTTTGTGGCTGCGTAATTTACCTAAGTTGGTTCGCACTGGGAGTTTGGATGGCTCGACGGCTCGGGATGAGTGTCACAAGTTACCGCCGAGTGCTGATCGTTGGAAGCTGCGTTCGAAGTTTTACAGGGGCATTGCTGATGCGATGGCTATGCAGTGGGGTGCATTAGCATGATACAAGAGTACAAGATAGGAGCGAACCGTGGTCGCCCTCGCATTTGGTTGGAGGGCAAGCGGTTGACTGCGGCAGGTATTGGTCGCGGTGACAAGTTCACGACATACAAGGTTGATGGTGGTGTGAACATTGGAATTACTTTTGATGGCAGACGCAAGGTGTCTGGCAAGGGAGATCGTCCGATCATCGACATCGTTGGTGCGGACGTAAAGTACTGGGGTTTTGATATCGGTGACGATGTTGAGATCACATACAACTACAAATGGATTTTTATCAGGAGGAAAGAGAATGCCTAGTTTACCGTTGAACCAAGAACATTTGGAAAATTTTATCTTGCACCACATACATCTGTGGGCGCAGGAGTTTGTGGATGCGAACGGCGGAGATTTGTCCGAGGTTATGGATGCGGAGTTCGGGTGTTTCTATGTGCAACTGGCGGACAAGTTTCGTGGGGAAGTATTGCCACGGTTTGAGGAGGGTGTGTGATGGGTAAGATGAAAGAGCTGTTAATGGAGTTGCAAGAGACGCCTATCATGTCCCCCTGTCCTGACTGTATCGGGATAGGGACCATTGAGCTTGATGTTTATCGGCCTCACGGCCCGAACCGTGACGTTGGATACATTGACACGAGGACCGTGGTCTGTGAAACGTGCAGCGGTGACGGTGAGATGGAGCGGTTGTGCGATTGTGGGATGCCTGTGACGAGGATCATGGGCGAGGATGCGGAGAAATGTATGGAGTGTGCGAATGAGATCTAGGTTAGAGGTACTGATGCTTCCGAGTGTAATGGAGCAGGGGAACATTGCGTATGACAATGTGAAGGAATGGGACTTTAGTTTGTCTCAAGGTCTTATGATTGAGTTGGAGGATGGTGCTTTGATTTACTTGAACCCGATGCATGTCATAGGTGTAGTTTACAAAGAGCTACAAAAAGAGGGTTGACATGCGGATGGTCCGCATGCAACATACAATTACTTTCAATTAGAAGCCAAGTAAGGAGAAAATATCATGGCAACGAAGAAAGCACCACAAGAAGCGGCATTGGAGATCCAACCGTTAAAGCAAGGGCGCGTGAAGCTACGCATGATGGGGACAACTCCATTGTATTTTAACAGCATGAGTTCGAAGGCTATGCGTGATCTGTTGATTGGTGGCGGTAAGAAGACTGCTGCGCAGCGCAAGGAGATCAAGCACAACCCCGAGCAGGAGTACCGAGATTCGGTGTACAAGAAGCCGTTTGGGGAGACGTTACTTTGTTTCCCTGCACCTGGTGTCAAGGGTGCGATGGCGACTGCTGCATTGGAGACTGACGGTATTACGAAGACGAGTGTGCAGCGTTTGATCTTTTTGCCACAGACGCACGTTCAGATTTGGGGCAAGCCGCAGTTGAAGATTGACATGGTTCGGTCTGCGGACATGAACAAGACGCCTGACATGCGGACCCGTGCGTACTTGCCGCGTTGGTGTGCGGAGGTTGACATTGCGTATGTTCAGCCGACTTTGTCTGCGTATTCGATTGTGTCGTTGTTGACGAACGCGGGATCGATTGTTGGGATAGGGGACTTCCGACAGGAGAAGGGCCGAGGATCGTTTGGCACGTTCCAAGTATTGACGGAGGACAGCATGGGTTCGTTCCAAGCGGAGTGGGATGAGTTGATGTTGGAGGGTCGAGATGTTCAGCAGGAGGCTTTGGATAATCCAGAGTATGCGGATGATCAGACGGCAGAGTTGATGGCCTTCATGGAAGAGGAGCGCATGCGTCGAGATATTACTCTCGTTGCAGCGGAATAATACTAGCATTAATATTGACAAAGGATCGGGGGCCGAGTGCCCCCATCCATTTAGAGTTACAGCCGTGACCAACTGGCGAGAGGTGTCTCACATATGCACCGATGTTGGCGGCAAGCTGTGAGTGTCTTAACCGCAGCAATTAGAGGGAAGCTATAATTCTCCGTTTCCTGATCTAATATTTTGGTCAAGGTTAGATATGTTGAGACGGTCCCGTTATGGCGTTGACGGTTTGGTCCGACTTGGTGCGATAAGTCATGGTTCGGCGGTCTGGGTGAGGTGCGGTCGAGCACGTTCGGTTGGGGCGGGGTTCGGTCCGGTTGGGTCAGGCG